AACGCCGCTGGTCAACTCGACGATTCGTTCGGTTTCCACCGAGCATCCCGCATCAACCCACGCCGCGTGCTTGGCTTCGCGCCAAGGCATGTGCTCGCGTTCAACGACGACCCTGATGATCCTCCTGCGGACCCGGCAAACCCGCCGAGCGAACCGCCAGATGGGTTCCTCACCCAGGAGGAGTACAACCGCGGGTTGCAGGAGCGGCTCAAGCGCGAGCGTGAGTCGCAGCAACGCCGCCTCGAGGCGCTTGGTTATAAGAGCTTCGAGGAACTCGAAAAGGCTGAGCAGGATCGCAGGAGCGCCGCTGCCGAAGCGCAACGCCAGGCAGAAGAGGCGCAACGCAAGCAGCTCGAGCAGGCGCAGAAGTGGCAAGAGCTTCGCGAGTTCGACCAGCAGAAAGCCAAGGAGCAGATCGAGGCCGCGCGCCGCGAGGCGGAGGAGGCCAGGCGCGAGCGCGAGACGCTCACCAGGCAGGTCCGCACCTCGCAGATCTCCACCGCGCTCCAGAGCGCCGCTGTGAATCTTGGCGCCTACAAGCCCGAGCAGATCTCGGCGCTGCTCGCGGGTCAGATCTCTCACGCCGAAGACGGTCGCATGATCGTGCTCGGGGGTGATGGCAAGCCGCGGACCAACGGCCGCGGCGAGGACCTGAGCGTCGAGGACTTCGTCAAGGAGTTCATCGAGGCAAACCCGCACTTCCAGCGCGCGGCTCCAGGCCGTGGCGCTGGCGGCTCGGGAGGAGGCCCCACCGGCGGGAGCGAAGGTGGGCTCGACTACAAGAACATGTCCATCCGAGACATGCAGAAGAACGCAGACGAAATCATCCACCGGGCGAAGAAGGGCGAAGTCAAGCTCTCGTGACCCGCAGATAGGGGAGTAAACTCAACATGGCAAACATCACCCAAACCAACGTCGATCCGGCGATCCCTGAGTTCTGGCTGGCGCTCGCGCTCGGCTATCTCAAGGCCAACCTCATGATGGCCAGGCTCGTGCGTCGCGATGGTGACAGCGCGGTCGCCGAGCATGGTGACACCATCAACATCACCAAGCGCGGTGGGCTGACGGTGCGCGACAAGGCGGAGGACACCGATGTCACTGCCGATGCGCCGAGCAACACGAAGATCGCGGTCGTGCTCGATCAGCACAAGTACGTCGCCTGGAACCTGGAAGATACCGCGAGCGCCAAGGCCATCGACGCGGCGGTCGAATATGTTCAAGACGCGGCCGCTGGTCTGGCTGAGGCCATCGAGACGGAGCTTTTCAAGCTGCACGCGAACATCGCCAACTCGGTGGGCCAGGCAGGCAAAGACCTTGGCTTCGCCGAACTGCTCGACGTGCGCAAGCAGCTCAACGATCAAAAGTGTCCGATGATGGGCCGCAACCTGATCGTCTCCTCCAAGGATGAGATCAGCCTGCTCGACACCGATCGCATCATCGAGACCAACAAGAACGGTGGCGATGGCAGCGTCCTCGAGGAGGCGATGCTCGGTCGCATCCTCGGTTTCGACACCTACATGAGCCAGCTCGTGGAGGTGACATCGGGGACGCCTGACACCACGCACAACATCGCCTTCCACCGCGACGCCTTCATGCTCGCCACCCGGCCGCTCGCGCTCCCCGAAGCAGGTTCAGGCGCCATCGGGCAAATCCTCGTGGATCCCGACACCAACATCGCCATGCGCTACACCAAGCAGTGGGATGGGACGCAACTCAAGACCAAGCACGTCCTGGATGTGCTGTTCGGGGTCAAGGCCGTCGACGAGGATCGCCTCGCCGTCGCCGTGAACAGCTGACCTCGAGGCTTCTTCCCTCCCGCGCTTCACCTCACATACAGACCGAAAGGAATCTCATGAGCCGCACACTCGAGCATGAAAAGCTCAAGCGCGAGGCGCCATCGCATGCCGAGACGATGGTCGCCGCGCAAGACACCACCAACGCCTACGCCATTGTCCCCGAGTCCCTGCTCGACACCACGGGCCACGACAACGTCGAGTACATTCTCGAAGAGACCGGCGGCGCGAACGATGTGGACGCCAAGATCATGGGGCGCGTCAAGTCCATCAAGGACGGCGCCATCACCTGGTCGCCATGGGTCGATGCCGCTGGCGCGAGCGCAGCGGCGACCGGCATTTCGGCGAGCGCCACGCAGGAGCTCAAGCCGTCCAGCGTGCCGTTTGACCAAACCGCGGTCTTCGTCAAGGCGAACGTCGCGGACAGTCAGGGCGCGGTGAAGGTCTACGGGCTCTCCAAGAAGCTCGCCTGACCCCTCGGGCCTCGTGGCCCCATTGCGGAGTGGAGCAGCAAGTAGCTCGTCGGGCTCATATCCCGAAGGTCGCAGGTGCAAGTCCTGCCTCCGCAACTTCCCCAACACCATCACAAGGAGGCGCTCATGCCGCTTTTGAAGAACCCGCACGGTCGCATCGTCGCGGTCAACCAGTCGCGCGTGAAGCCGCTGCTTCGCGAAGGTTTTACCCAGGCCACCGATGAAGAGGTCGCGGACTGGCAAGCGAAGAACTCGCGCTACGCGAAGTCGAAAGTCACCGAGCCAGCGCCTGAACCTCAAACGAGCGAAGAGGGGCAGACGAACGAGCCCGAACCCTTCGCGCTGCCAGAAGGTTATCGCGAGGCGCTGGAAGCTGCGATGACCAAGCCTCAACTTGTCGCCTTCGCGCTCGAGCACTTCGACCTCGCGCTCTCCGAGAGCATGAACAAAGACCCGATGCTCGACGCCATCATCGCTGCTGCGATCCAGTCCGAAACGGCTCCTCTTCCCGAGTGATCCTGATTGCCTTCTCGTCTCGACCAGGTCTCGCTCGCGCTCTTCAAACGGTTGAGTGAGCGCGAAGACTCCGAGATCGAGGGCTTGAACGACGCTTACCGGAGCGCGCTCGAGCAAACCATCGAGCGTGTGGTGGGGCAGCTCCCACGCGACGCAGGCGGGAGGCTCGAGCCTGACCCTGCGGCGCTCGCGAGGCTGCGCAGGGAGTTCGGGCGCTTCGGCGATGCGCAGGGCGCGAGCCTGCTGCTCGAGCAACACGTCGAGCGTGTCTCGGCGGCACTGACCCGCCAGGTCGATGTGCTCTCCGATGGCTGGCAAAGGCTCGGCGAGGATCCGCTCGAGAGTGATCAGCTCGCGCTCTCCACGCTGGTGAAGGCGAACTTCCTCGACGGCTTCACGGAGCTCGGGCGCTACCACCACAATGCCTTGCGCGATGCGGTGATGCGTCAGGCTCTGGGGCGCGCCACCGGGCGTGACCTTCGCGCCGAGCTCCAGCGAATCACTGGCAAGGCCGAGAGCGAGGTCGACAGGCAACACCACGACGCGGTGATCGGCTATTCGCGGGCCGTGATCCAGGAGAGCGCCGAGCAGCGAGGGTACGAGTACTACCAGTACATCGGCCCAGACGACTCAGCGAACCGACCCTTCTGCGATCGCCACGTCGACAAGATCTACACCAGGGAGGAGATCGACGCGCTCGACAACGGGCAGATCGCCAACGTGTTCCTGACGGGGGGTGGGTATCGTTGTCGGCACCACTGGCGCCCGGTGAGGCCTGAGTGGTTGCGGGAAAGCGACTTGGACCGAGAAGGCAAATCAGGTGGCACCGGCGGCGATCCTTCACAAGTCTATGAGCCTGGCTTCGTCGATGAGTTAGATGTCATTGCGCAAGAAGAACCCTACTCTTGTGGGGCCGCTGTTGCTCAACAGATCTTAAAAGATCTTGGCATCGATGTTCCCCAATCCGAGCTTTACAAAGCGGCGAGTAAAAAAAGAACCCTAAAGGATGGCACCGGAAGAGTTGTCAGTGAGATGATTGCAACTGACATCAGCAGCGAGATTCTGAAGCGTGCGTCAGTAACAATTCGGCTTGATGGTATGTTGGCCCTGCCACCACTAAAGAATCAGCTCAAATCATTTAGAGGACTTTTTTCCCATGTGGCTGTCCTCACTGGAACGCACTGGGTTATTTGGGATGATGTTGACGACGATTTCGTTTATATTAGAGACCCTTGGGGGAAGAAAGGGCCACCCGACAACCAAACGAAGGGCGGGCTCCGGGCCAAACTCAAAATCGATGAGTTTATGATTGCGATGAGCAACTCGAACTGGACGATGGTGATAGTGAAATGATCAACGAACTCCAGGAACGAATTGAATCCCTTGGCTTTGCGACAAAGCTTTCGGGCAACCGCATCCTCGCAGGTGAAGAGATTGTTGGCGAGGGTTTCACTCAATTCTTCTCCGGTTCGAATTTCTATGTGGACAGAAGGGGCGAGCAATGGGTTGTAAGGCTGCTGTGTGCCTACCCTACCCCTACACCGCTGGAGAGTTTCTTCGAAACAGATGAGCAGGTTATCGGCTTCTTGCAGCCGATTGCACCGGCGAACAACTCAGAAGCAGCATGAACATCTTCAACCACGACGCACACCTCGCAGAAGAGGACGAGCAGCTCTTCGACCATCATCCGAGGAGTTGGCGTAAGAAGAGCGAGCAGGCCGCCGATGATCTCGTGAGAGACCTGAAGCGGCGAGGCTACCTCGACGACCCTGACCACAGCATCATCGACGACTTCGAGAAGGCCACCAGCACGGTGGCCTTT